GTCCTGACCCGCGGCGGCAAAGAACGGGTGGGGTCGGACGACGGTCGGTCGACGGTGGCGGGCGAGGCGGGCGCCGTCGACGGCGGAGCAGTGAGCGCATTCGGCGCGCAGGTTGTCGAGCCGGTGCGGGCCACCGTCGCGGCGGGGCACGATGTGACCGGACACGGTGGCGACCCCGAGACACCCCGGCCCGTTCACCTGGCACCGGTATTCGTCGCGGGCGAGCACGATCGGGCGTAGCGACTGATGTCGACCGCCGATGCTCATAGCAGGGTCGGTTCGTGCCAGGCGCGTTGTGCACGGGCCAGCACGGTCTGATGGGCGCGGTCTGCTCGACGGCGGCGCCATTCGGCGACCCTCGCCGCGTTCGCTGCCCGGCACCGGTCGCAATGACACGGGGCGCGGCGCCACTGGTAGCGGGCGAGGGTGCCGTGTGTGGGGGCCTGTCGGTACATCAGGCCGGGTTGCCGTTCGGACCGATGTCTTCGATGGTGAACCATCCGGCGTACGACGAGCCGTTCTGAATCGACATCGTTCCGGCCGACGTCAGGGCGCGCAGTTTGATCACACGGCTACCGGCGGCGAGCCCGGCGACAACCTTCGATCCGGAGATGTTGTCGAACGCTCCGGCGGCGATCGGGCCACGTTGGGCGACAGATACCACGGTGCCGTCGGCCGACAGTTTGAACGTTTGGTTTGCGCCACCGGTGGTGAGCTGTACGGCGATGAAGTTCCATGACACCCGATAGCGCCGGTTCGCGACGGCGGTGATTGTCGCCGTGTACGACGTCAAGTCGACTTCGGTGGTGATCCCGGTTTGGTCGGCCGAGATGCTCGCGTTGACGAGCGTGCCCCACGGCATCCGCCACGGCCGGCGCCACTGTGACGGCCCGGCGTACCAAATGAGGGTTTCACCGGTGTCGGTTTCGTAGATCGTCATGCCGTCGGTCGGCGAGCTCGGGCGGGTGCTCGACGTGCATACCAGGATGAGCCCGACGGTCGCGGCGTTGACCCATTCGGTGTCGAAATCGGTCCCTGTCTTCTTGCGTAGAATGTTGCCGGTCGAGCCACCGGCGGCGATCCCCGGCCCGATGAGCGACACGGGTGCGGGCCACGATCCGCCCGCTTTCGGGCCGTAGAGCTGGCTCGTCGATGTCCTGATGTAGAAATCGCCGTCGACCCCGGTGCCACCGGACGGGGCGGCGGTGCCGTTGAGGACTGTCTTGCCGTTCGCCCCGGCGGCGCCCGCGGCACCCGTCGCGCCGGTCGCGCCGGTCGCGCCGACGGCGCCGGTCGCGCCGGTCGCCCCGGCGGGCCCGGTGGGCCCGGTCGGGCCGGCGGGTCCGGGGTTGCCCATCGGTCCGACCGGTCCGGTCGCACCGGTCGCGCCGGTCGCACCGGTCGCGCCGGTGGCGCCGATCAGCGACACGGGCGCGGGCCACGATCCGCCCGCTTTCGGGCCGTAGAGCTGGCTCGTCGATGTCCTGATGTAAAAATCGCCGTTCTGGCCGACCCCGCCGGATGGGGCGGCGGTGCCGTTGAGCACGGTTCGCCCGTCGACCCCGTTCGTGCCGTTCGTGCCGTTCGTGCCGGCCGGGCCGGTCGGTCCCTGCAGACCGTCGACCCCGTCGAGGCCGTCGATACCGGGGTCGCCGCGCGGGCCGGTGTCACCGCGTTCGCCTTGCGGTCCGGTGTCACCGGTCGCCCCGGTGTCGCCTTTCGGGCCGCGTAGCCCGGTCAGTTGCACGATCTCGACGTGGTCGACGGGGTCGGGGGCGCCGACCGTGGTCGTGACGATCTCGACGAATTCGGTGCTCATGGCGTTGTCTCCTGGTCGGTGGTCGGTTCACACACGGCGTGACGGGTGGCCTGGCCGACGAGCATCGGCCGGTCGCACACGGCGCACCGTGGCGCGGCGGCGATGTCGGTCGGGGTGTAGCCGTCGGCGATGAACCGGCCGCCACGGCGCCCGTACTTCGCGTCGGTTTTGACACTCACGGGGTGACCGCGGGGACGGTCGACGGGGCGAACATGACGGGCCCGGCAATCAGCAGCTCGGGGTCGGGGTCGATCCGGTAGTACCTGATTTCGAGAGCATCGGTGGCGACGATGTCGGCAGGAATGTCAGCACGGGCGATGATCGTGCCGTCCGCGGCGTCGGTCATGTCGATGGTGTACGTGACCCCGGCGACGGGGTCGGCGGTGAACGCGTCGAGCATCAGAACCTCGAAGGTGTGTTCGGACAGGTCCAGCGGGGTCTGTTGCGTCACCACGATGGTGTGCGGCATGCCGGGCACGACACGGCGCCACGGGTAGCGGTAGCGGTCAACGGTCGGTGGGGTCATGACGCGGTGTCTCCTTCGGTAGTGATCGCTTGTGCGCGGAGCTCGTCGACACGGGCGCGGAGATCGTCGACGGCGGTCTGGCATGGCGCGCAGCGCCATTTACCGACGCGAGTGTCGTCGAGCGGGGCGCCACAGTCGGCACAGAACCGGCCGTTGTCCACAACGGCGGCCGGTTCGGTCGCGCGTTCTGTAGGACGGTTCAATAAGGACGTTTTGGGTGACATGTGTGTCACCCCTGGAGGGGGGTCGATGTCACCCCTAGACCCCGAAAATGTCACCCCTGGAGGCGTTTGGGGTGACGTACGTGTCACCCCTGGCCGATGGTTATCCACAGGCAGATGCAGGGTGTACCGGTTCGGTCGACGGTTGCCGGGGGTGTGCCCGTTGCCTCCCGCGTTGTGCTCGACCGAGACGAGCCCGAGCTGCACGAGCTCGGCGACGAGCCGTTGAGCGTGCCGTTCGGTGCAGCCGAGATACCCGGCGAGGGTGGCCATGGCGGGCCAGGCGCCACCGTCGCCGTCATGGTTGGCGATCCCGACGAGCAGCAGTTTCGGGGACGGGTCCAAACCGGGGACCCACAGCGCCCGAGCGATCGATTCAACGCTCACGCGACGGCGGGGACGTGCTCGGCGGGCAGGTGTCGGCCCGCGCAAAGATCACAAACGACCGGCGGCCCGTCCTGGCCGTCCCAGCGGGCGACGGCGGCGCGCAGGCGCGGTTCGCGGTCCTCGTCGATGGTGATACCGAGCGTGCGACGGTTGAGGGCGGCGGCGAGCCCGGCGGGGGTGACGGTGTAACGCATGGTCGTCACGCGGCCGCGTTGTCGAAGCATTTACTTCTGATGGAACCGTCCGGGTCGAGGTCGTCGACGGTGCAACCGAGCACGTCGGCCAGGTGCACCAGGTCCGAAACGCGCATCGGGAGCGTGTCGCCTTTCTCCCACCGCGACACGGTCTGATGGTCGCGGTCGATGCGGGCGGCCAGGTGCCGTTGCGAAAGCCCGGCCCGGCGCCGGAGCACCAGCAGCACCTCGCGGAATTCAAGCGTCAGCTTGCTATCTGTCGTCATGGCGATATTATTAGTCACCTTCCACCATTTGTGCAAGTACTCGCGGTGGGGAAGATTCGGAGGCGAGGCGGTCACTAGTGGCCGACGTACACGGCAGAACGATGGGCGCGCTGGCGGTCGAATGGGTTACCGCTATGCGGCGACGGGGTCTAGCACCGGGCACGATCGCGGCCCGACGCGGTGTCCTGGCACGCTGGCGCGGCTATCTCGGCGGCGCCGATGTCACGTTGACCACGGCCGGCGCCGGGGACGTCGAACGGTGGTTGGACACGGTGCCGGCGACCCCGTCGGCGCGGTACACGGCGATCTCGCACCTGCACGCCTTCTACCGGTGGGCGAACCGGGCCGGGGTGCTCGACGTCGACCCGACCGTGAACGTCGAGCGGCCACGGTTGCCACCGCGGCTACCCCGGCCGATCCACCCGACCGACCTGGCCGTGGCGGTGCTGCACGCCGACGGGGCGATGCTCGTCGGTCTGCTCCTGGCGGCCGGGTCCGGGTTGCGGTGTTGCGAGATCGCCCGGTTGCGGTGGGACGACGTGCACGACGGTCGAGCTCGGGTGCTCGGCAAGGGGTCGCGTGAGCGGGTCGTGCCGTTGCACCCGTCGGTCGTGCCGGCGCTCGACGAGCTCGACCGGTCGAGCGTGTTCGTGCTGCCAGGGTGGCAGTCGCGGTCGGTCGACAACCCCGGTCTGCGAACGTCGCAAATTCTCAACGGGCACCTTCGCGCTCTCGGAATTTCGGCGACCGCGCATCAGCTCCGGCACTACGCGGGGACGCACGCCTACCGCGGGTCGCACGATCTCCGCGCCGTGCAGCAGCTACTCGGGCATTCGAGCCCGGCGACCACGGCGTTGTATACGGCGCTCGACGTCGACGATTTGACCCGCGTGGTGGATGCCATTCCGATCGGGGTCGCGTGAACTGGCGGCGCGAGCTCGGCGAGGCGATCGAAGCAGGCATGGTGGAACGACATCGCCCAACGTTGGCGCCGACCTGGGCGCCGATAGAAACGTATCCTTCGCGCAGGGTGGGTCAGTAGACCCGGATCGCGAGCAGCACGACGGCGACGGCGACCATCAGCAGCACGATTTCGGCGAGCCCGAGCGCGCCGGTGTCGCGCACCACGCGGAGCTCGTTCGTCGCGGGGTCGATCTCGACACGTTTGCGGGCCGGCGTGCCCGCACCCGACGGCACGGCAGGTCGAGCGGCGGGTGCGGGCAGCGTGTCACTGGCGGGTGGACGCGGCGACGATTGTACCGACGGGGCGGCCTTCTTGCGGGGCATGGTCATACCTCCCGGTTACGGACATCGGTCGGTGTGTTCACCGGCGTGTCGGGTGTGTTCAGCGAGCAGGCCGCGGCGGCGACCTTCGGTTCGAGGCGGGCGATCCCGGCGGCGGTGTCGGAATGGAACCGTTTGTTCAGGTACAGGCCGATGCCGGTCAGGATCGGCGCGACCGACACGCCGATACCGGTGAGGATCCCGGTCAGGTTCGAACCGATCTCCCACACACACCCGTTCACGACGGCACCAGGTCGTCGGCGTCGAGCCCGGACTGTGCCAGCACCGATTTCAGCATTTGCGGATGGTCGAACACGACGAGCGGTATCCCGGCGTCGACGTATTCGGCGTTCAGCTCGGGGGCGAGGGCGAGCGCCGGGGCGTCGCCGACGAGCCAGATATTCGCGTAGTGGACGTGTTTCACTCGGCGTTGCACGGCGGTGTCCTCCTGGTCGGGTGGTGCCGGCGGGTCCGGCGGTGGTGGTACGGGGGCGGTGAACGCGGTCCACCGGTCGATGACAGCTTGACCGGGGCAGATCGTCGCCGCACCGGGCATTTGGCGGTGTTGCAACATGGCGTGATCGGGAGCGAGGGCGCCGGTGGAGAGCAGCCAGGCGCGCAGGTCGCGCACGGCGGCGATCATCGGTTCCGTCGGCTCTTCGAACCCGGACGGAGGAGACACGTGGGCCAGGCCGACGAGCAGCAGCACCCCTATCGCGAGCTCGTTCCCCTGATGGTAGTGGGCGGCCCGGTAGGTGCCGGCGTACTCGAAAACGATCCCCTGGCCGTCGACAACGTAGTTGTACTCCCACGGTTTGCCGGCCGCGGTCGCGTACGCCTGGATTGCTTTCAGCTCCGTCGGCGAATCGTCCGGGTCGAGCCACAACCCTCCGCCGGTGTAGTGGATCGTCAGGTACGGCCGGTCGGGGGCGAGCAGCGGACGCGGCGCACCGGTCGAGCTCGTCGGTGTCTGGCCGGGCCAGATCGTCGAACGGGGTACGAGGATCATGGGAGCATCCGGGTCGAATAGGCGATGACGGCGTGCCCGACTCCGGTGGCAAATTCGACGGTGCCGGTCACCGCTTGCACGAATACCGACGTTTCGAGCCAGGCGGTGCCGGGGCGGCGCCGTTCGAACGTCGGGGTGCAGCGGGTCCACAGCGGGGTCGGGCCGGTCAACAGTTGCCACGCTTTCGCGTCGCGGGCGGTGTCGACGGCGATTTGCTCGAGGCGAAGATCGGTGACGAGCAGCGTGCAGGCGTAGGCGACGAGGGCGGCGAGCCGGTCGACGGCGCCCGGCAGGATCGGCTGGCAGATCAGATCGTTTTTGGGGAACCCCGGAATGTCGGACCGCCACCCCCATTTCGATTCGAACACGGGCACCGGGTGGTTGCGTGATTTGACCGGGGTGCCGGCGTTGTCGGTTTGGGCGTCGATCGTTGCCCCGGAACGGTCCGGGGACCGTTTCCAGGTCGCGGTCGCGGTGATCGTGCCGACGACCGGGTCATGGCCAACCACGGCCGAGCCCGGTTCGTCGGAGAACCGGAACGTCGACGGCACCGTGTCTCCCCACAATTCGAGCGCAACCCCACCGGTCGGGGTGTTCACGACACGCATGCCCATCGAATCACACACCCGGTGTAGGGCGGCGAGCATGCCGCCGGTGATCGTCGCTACCGACACGTTCACCGGCAATGTCGGGATCTGGGCGACGACCGACGACGACCACGGCCACGGCACCGCGGCACCGGCAGTGAACCCGTTCGTGATCAGCACGTTTCCGGCGGCGGTGACCAGGTTCGTGCCGATCCCCCCGAGATCGGTGACCCCGTCCGGGGGGACGACTTTCGCCATGTACAGCAGTGTCCCGAAACATCGCAGGCGCCACCCGCGGACCCGGCCGCCGATGATCTCTTCGATGGTTTCGATGAGCCCCGATTGCATCGGCGACCAGGATCCGTCGGCGCGCAAGATACCCCACCGGCAGAACGACCCCGACGCGGGGGCGGTCGACGTGCCGACCGGGGTCAAATCGACGAAATCGCCGAGCAGGGCGGTCAGGTCGGCGGTCGTCACCGTCCACTGTTCGATGATCCACCGCGACAGGGCACCGGAGGGGTCACCGGTCAGCCAGTCGAGCCGGTTGACGGCGGCCGAAATGTCGACCCATGACGCGGCGGGCGAGTTGTCGACGTTGTCGGCGGTGATTTTGGCGACCTGCACGACGAGGCGTGACCCGTCGGGGAGCAGCACCCCCGACCCTCCGGCGGGTGCCGTGGTGAACAGGGTGACCCACTGACCCGATGTGTAGTGATAGTTCGCCACGTCAGTACTGGTAACCCTGGGTTGTGCCGAACCGGGTTTGGGCCTGCTCGACGGCGAGGGGGGTGTTGGCCGGCGGATAGTTGTTCGTCACCTGCATCGCGTACGGGTTGGTTCCGATCGAAACGTTGCCGGCGCCGTACTTCGCCACGGCGGCGTCATAGGCTCCCTGGGCGCCGGCCGGGACCCGGTTGCCGAGCCGGTCGAACGCGGCGGTCAACCCGTCGACGGATCCGGCGGCGCCGTCGGCGGCGTTCGACACCCCGCCGAAAAATGACTCGACACGTGATTCGAGGGCGATGTTGTTATCGACTTCGGCTTTCGCGTTCGACCAAGCGGCCTGCAGTTGGGGGACGGTGTTCTGTGCCAGGTAGCGGGTCGAGTCATCCATTTTCGAAATGGCGGTCGTCACCCGATCGATCGAATTCGGGTCACCGAACATCGACCCGGCGATGTCGGCCTGACTGACCCCGTGACCGATGAGCTCCTGCAGCCCCTTAATTTTGTCGGACATCGTGTCGACGAACGTTTGGGCGGCGGCCTGCCGGTCACCTTCGCGGAGTTTGTCGTACACCTGGCCGAGCGCGTCGCGGAGCTCCTGGGCGCCCTTCTTGGCGTTGTCGGCGTCCTGTTTCCAAATCTGCCATGCCGCGGCACCGGCGGCGACGGCAATCGCGAACCCGCCGATTGCCGTGTTCAATTTGCCGGCGGCATCCTCTGAGAGGCCGAGCTGGCCGGTGAACGATTCGACGATTCCCCCGGCACCTTCGATTGCCTGACCGAACTGTGACGCGGCACCCCCGGCGTTGCCGAACATGCCGGCGAGGTCGGACACGTGTTGCGTGCCCACCTTCGCGCCGTCGGCGGCCCGGCGCGCGGAGGTGTCGACGGCGTCGAGATCGTCGGCGGCCTGTTTCGCTCCCGGTGTTTCGACGGGGATGTCGACCTTTTCGCCGTCGGCGTTGCGCGCCTGTTCGATGACCCGGTCGAGCCATTCGTCGGCCTTCTGTGACGCCGATTTCAGATCGTCGAGATTTTCGACGGCCTGTTTCGTGTCGACGACGACTTTTTCGTTGATGTCAGCCACGGGCCACCTGCTTGTCGATGACGGCGGCGATCGCTTCGTGCTGGCTGGAGCGGATGGCGCGCCACGCACCGGAGATCGCCCGGCGCCCGGTCGAACCCGGATGGTGCACGGGCCCGCGGGTCGGGTGCGGGTGTGAACGAGAGGCGAGCCGGCCGCCGGGGCGGCGCGGTCTGATGTCGTGCGGGCCGGCGCCGTACTGGCCGAAGACCCAAAACCCTTTCGGGCCGAGCCGAAACACGACTTCACACCCCGTCGCCGTGGCGGTCACCTTGGCGTCGACGGTCACCTGGTACGCCTTGTTTTTGAACGGTCGCCGATCCGATCCGAACGCCCGGCCGGCGGCGGCGTCGATCCGTTTCAGGGTCGGGTCGATGTAGACGCGTTGCAGCTCGGCGCGGCCGGCGCCGGACGTCAGGTCGAGCCGTTTGGCGATCTCTCCCAGGTCGGCGGTGAGCTCGACCAGCGCGCTCATCAGGTCGCGGCGAGAATCGTCGGTTTCGTCGAGCACGGAAACGTGACGGTTTCGACCCAATTCGAGCCGGCGTCGCCACCGTAGCCACCGGCCACGATGAAGCATTTACCGTCCATGCCCTTGACCCCGGCGTCGGCCGGGTCGATCCGGAACCAGTACTCCTCGCCGTCGTGGTTGTGGAGGAATTCGGCGAACGCGTTCGCGTCCAAACCCCAGTCCTGCAGGTATGAGACGACCAGGTTGAACGACGTTTGGCCGGGGACGTCGACCGGTGGGGCACCGAACGTGCCCGGCGCCGAATTGAGGTTCGGTTTCGGGGCGACCTTGAACGACGTAATTTGGAAACCCTGCTCCACCGCGGCGTCCAAACCCGCTTCCGATGTGGCGAATTTGATCGAACCGACGTTGTTCGGGTTGATGATTTGGCGGGCGGTAGCCACGGGGGTGATCTCCTTCTAGGCAGGTTCGGTGACCGACGTCGAAACGACGATCGCGGGGTAGTTGATATCGCCGTCGAGCACGGTCACCGGGCGGAGCGACGGCGGCGACGGCCGGGCCCGTGACGTGTTCGGTTGCCAGGTGTCGACGATCTCGGCGACCGATGCGACGAGCTCGTCGAGCGTCGGGCCGTGTTCACCGACGGCGATTTCGACGTCATACGAATGGACCCATCCGGCGTCGCGGGACTTCGCCGTGCCGACCCACTGCACTGTCACGGTCGGTTTGGTCGCGGACGGGTCGGCGCGCTCTTCGAACGGGTGGAACACGGCGAGGGCGTCGGCGAGCTCGCGCCGATACTGGGCGTGTCTCACCGGAGCGCCCACAGGTGTTTATTGCCGCGCCCGAGCAGGGTTTCCCACCGGCGACCGATGTCGAACGGCAACACGGCCAGGTCGACGTTGTCGGGTTGCAGGAGCGCGGCTTGCGCGGCGGGCAGTTTGGCGAAATCGGCGGCCGCCCCGGCGACCGCTTCGTTGCCGGCGTCGTTCAAGTCGTCGAGCGGGTCGTCGACCGGGCGGCCGAGCACGGTACGGGCCCAGGAGCACGCGACGAGCAGCGCCGTCGCGGCTTTCGGGTCGTTCCGTGGCAGTTTCGCCCGGTCGGCGACCGTGTCGACGTCCGGCAGGGTCACGGGGTGACGGGCGAAATCTGCACGAGGCCGGCGCCGTCGACCACGCCCATCGCGGCGAATTCGAACACGGCCATACCGTGTACCAGGGTTTCGGGGACGTCGGCCTGCAACGTTTGGACGTTGCCGACCATCGTTTCGAATGCCTCAGGGACGGCGACGACGGCGAACTGATCCGATCCGGTGGCGATCCCCGGTGCGACGCGGAACGGCAGATCGCGCACCTGACCGTCGGGGGACGTCAGCGACAGCGACCCGGCCGGGTTGAACGGTGACACCGTCGGGAACAGTGGCCGGTCGTTGCCGTCGACGGCGTTCGCCATGCGTTGCCACAACCCGACCGAGATGAGGGCGAATTCGGGCAGCCGACCGAGCCCGGTCAGGAACGGCAGACATGACGCGGTGAACGCGGTCTGCAGGTCGGTGTCGGCCGACGTTGCCAGGTCGATGACCGTGTTCACGCTGTCGGCGGCGGCGGCGACGGCGGCGGCGGCGGCCGCTTCGATCGCCTTCGCCATTTCGACGGCGTACAACCTCATGACCGCTTCGAGGTACGCGGGGTCGGTGCGTTGGATCGTGGCAATGGTCATCTCTTGACCGCCGCCGTAGGTGTCGACGTTGAAGTTGGCCGGCTCGAATTCGGCCTTCGTCGACGTCAACGCGGCACCGTCGGCGGACTGTTTGCCGACCGCCGGGCGCACCTTGATCACCGGGCGAGAGATGACGAGCCCGTTCGCGGGCAACGGTCGCGAGCTGAACGCGTTGACCGTCGGGGTGTACGCCCGCATCAGGTCGATGATGTCGAAAATCCACTGTGTCTGCAGCAGACCGGTCACGTCACCGGTGTCGGCGACGTCGAGGGCGCGCATGCCGCGCCCGGTGCGGGCCATGTTCAACGCCCGGAACACGCTCTCGCGCTCTTCCACCGAGACTTGTGCGGCGCCGAACGCGGCGGCGTGCGCGAACTGGCCGAACGATTCGAACCGGGTCACGGCGCGGCGTGCCGTCGACCGCTGCCCGGTGGCGACCTGGCCGACGGTCACCGTCGCCCGGCCGGCGGCCGGTGCGGGTGCGGCCCGGCCGGCGTTCGGATCGGGTGCCGCGTTCGGGTCGACGGGTGCGACCGGGTCGGGGGTCATCAGCGACCCGTCGATGTTGCCTTCGATCGTGCCCTTGAACGGGCCGGCGACAGGGGTTTCGGACATAGCGGTATCTCCTGTTGTTGGTTGTGCTCGACGGCCGAGCACGTCGGCGCCGGTGGATTGCGGGGTGTTGGTGAACAGCAGACCGGTGACGGTTGCTTCGGTGTGCACGACGGTGTCGGCCCGCTGCCCGGCCCGTGGCAGGGTCGGGGCGTCAAACTCCATCGAAACGTGCTGCATCAGGCGGTCGTCGATCATGGCGAGCAGATCGCGGCCGGGCCCGGTGTCGGCAATCCGAACGTCGGCGTAAGCGCCGTCGTCGAGCGAGCGGTAACCGACGATCCGCCCGACGAGCGCCGGCCGGTCCAGGTGCGGGTTTTGTGACCGGGGCGTTTCCAGGTAGACGAGGGCGCCGTCCTGGGCGCGCACCGACCCCGGCGCGAACGTCTCCATGTAGTGCGAGCGGCCACCGTCGTCGGAAACACGCGACGCTACCCCGTAGCGCACCAGGCGCACCATGACGGTTCGACCGTCACCGGCGGGGGTGTCGGGGCGGCGCGCTTCGAGGGCGACGGCACGAACGGCGTGTTCGATGAGGGCGGTAGCGGTCATGCGACGATCTCCAAACGTTGCGGCGGTGCCCCGGCGCCGGCGACGGAGGAACCGGGCGGCGCCGGGGCGTTCACCGGTGCGGCGGCAACCGGCGAAAACTGGTCGAGGCGGGGCAGCTCCGACGTGTCGAACCGTGCGTATACCCCGTCGGGCAGCAGGGTCGAAAACCCGCGCTCCAAACGGGTGAGCCACGTCGGACCGAACGACAGGGCCAACCATCGGCGGAGCTCGTCCAACGTGTTCGCGTAGGTCAGCGCGGAGGCGACGGGGGCGTTGCCGAGTGACGGCGGGGTGTTCGTCGCCCGGCAAATCTCGGCGGTGCAGAATTCGAGCACGGCGACGGTGTCGGCGAGATCGTTCTGCAGGCCAGGGTTGACAACGTCGATATCCCACGGCACGACGGCGGGCCGGCCGGCGCGGCGAGCCTCCACCCATTGCAGCCAGAGCTCGTCGGCCTGGCCGGGGTCGGCGGCGTTGCGCGATTTGAGCAGCAGCGACGGGTTACCGCCGGACATGAAAAAGTCGGCCAGATACCGGTACGCCCAGGCGTAGTTCTCGACGGCCTGCCAGCAGCGTTGCAACGGTGACGCGCCGAGCGGGCCGCGGCGCGGGTCATCGTTCATTTTCCACAGCACGACGTTGTCGACCGGGACTTCAAGGCCATGGATGATCCACCCGTCAATACGGCGGTCGTCGAGCAGATCGAACGACGGGGCGACGGTGCACGCGGTCGGGTTTTGGACGCGGATCGCGTCACCGGCGCGGACGGCGACGGCGTTGCCGGTGTAGAACATCGATTGCACGATGGTGTGCACGGTGTCGCCGAGACATTCTGACGGGTCGGGTTGCTGGAGCACCGGGAACGTGTCGAGCAGGCGCCGGCCGCGTTCGTCGACGGCGTACAGCGGGAACTGGGCGGCGACGTCGGCGTGCAATGTGGCGAGGCCTTGCACGATCGGCAGTTGGTCGACGGTCACCGGTGACCCCGACGTTCGGGCGGCGCGGATCGCGGCCAGGCGTTGCTCGACGGTCGAACTGGCGCGCACGGCGGCCGGTTTCGGAGCTTTCGAACGTCGCCAGGCCATCGGGCGGCAGTGTCACCCCCAGGTGTATCATCGCGGTGTGACCGTTTCTCGACGGAAACTGGCGGCACCCGACCGATTGTTGACCGACGCGGAGGTCGCCGACCGGCTCGGGGTCAAGCCGCGGACGGTGCGCGAAATGCGGTTCGACGGCCGGCTGGAGTACGTCCGGCTCGGCTACCGGTCGGTTCGGACGGAACCGGCGGCGGTCGAGCGCCTGATTTCGGCGAGCAGGCGCCGGGGTGGCGGCGCCTGACGGCCGATCGGGCCCGGTCCGGTACTACAGGTGCGGCCAGAGCGGAAATCGCAACGTAGCGCCCGTTTTCGGGCCGGAGCTCACCGGCGCCCCTGTAATCCGTACGGTGGGCGTTGATACGCCCACACGGCGAGGGTTGCGGCGGCGAGCGGGGTGACGTCGCCTTTCGAATGCAGCCGCGACCAGGCGAACGATTCGCCCAGGGTGCGTTTGCGAGCACCGGCAACGGCGGCGTCGAGCTCCGGCTGCCCGGCGTGCCACACGTCGCCGACATCGGGGCCCGGTTCGCCGAGCAAATCGACGAACGTGGTCGCCGCGGTGACGAAATCGGCCGGCTGCATTTCGTCGACGAACACGCCGCGGGTCTGTAACCGGTTAATCGTCGGGCCGTCACCGGCGCGCCGATCGGCCCAAATCTCGACCAGGGCACGCCCGTGGGCCCGTTTCAAGGTCTGCACGGCGTCCGGCACCCACGTGGTTCCCGGTCGGCAATCGACGACGACCCCGAGCCCACCGGCGGGGCGCCGGCCGCACACGGCAACGGTCGCCGATGTCCGTTCGTGGTGGGCGGCGAACGCGAGCACGAACGGCGGCGCCAGATCGGCGAGCGGTGCGACCCCGTCGCCACGGGTGTCGGCCTGGCGGGCCCACACGTCCGGGTCGATCACCTGATCGTCGACACCCCGCGGTCGGATCCCGAGCATCGTTCGGGCGAACATCGGCCGATCGTGGGCCAGGCGGGCGACGGCGCGTTCGGTGAGCTGCCCGTACGGTTCCATCGCGGGGATCGTGGCGCGCCACACGTCCCGGTCCAGCGGATCGGCGTCATCGGGGGCGGTCCATTCGAAATAGCACGTGCGCGTGTCCGGGTCGGCGAGCGACGCGGCGCCGATCTCCTGGTAGTGCATCAGCAGCCCGTCGGTGCCGTCACCGACCGCGGAGGCGACCCATAGTTGCGGGTCGGTGTTGACCAGCATGGTCGGTTCGAGCGCGGTCGGCAACGTCAGGTCGGGGTGAGAGAACGCTTCGTCGATCGTGACGTCATCGACATCGGATTGCCCGTGGCCGGCGGTGTCGGTGTTGGCCACGATGACCAATTTCGACCCGTTCGCCCAGTCGATACCTTCGCGGCCGTTCGATTTCACCGGTAGCCACAGACCGCGGACCTGCACGCACGACGACAAATGGCGGCCGGCGTAGTCGTCGATGATCTTGATACGCGCCGCGGCGCGGTCCTGGGCGCCATACACGATCCGCGACTGCGGGCGGCGCCACGCCTTCGCCGTGTTTTTCGATTCGACGAGGGTCGTTTTGCCGTTCTGTCGGCCGACGACGAGCACGACCGTGTCGTAGAAAAGGTGTCCGTTGCCGTCGACTTCCCCGGCGACGTCGGCGACATAGCGTTGCCACCCGTTCGCCGGTTTGCCGGTGAGCAACTGGTGCCAGGTGCACCAGGCCGGACCGAACGTCGCCCGGGCCGGGTTACGCGCCGTTCCGAACCGGGGTTGCGGAAAGCTGTTCGAGGGCGTCGCGGACTTCGTCGCGCGTCGCCGTCGGCCTGACGATCCCGAGTTGGTCGCGGAGGGCGCGGAGCTCTCGGCTCGCCGCGTAGCTGCCCCATCGGTCACCGTCACGACGGCACCGGTCAAGCTCGCGGGCCATGGAGCGGTAGGCGCGGGCGATCGCTTTCATCGACGGCGGCAACAGGCCTTCGCGAGCCATGCGAGCGAGGTCGGCACCGGCGTCGCGTTCGTGCGGTCCCCTGGTGCGGTCGTCGGCGTCGAGCGTGAGCTGTCCCGGTTGATGTTTCGGCACCGGTCACTCGCCAATCATCCACCGTACAGCGGCACCGACGACGACGAGCAGGGCCGCGGTGGTCACGACGAACCCCGAATCCCAGGCGGAGGCGGCGCCCATCAGCGCCGGCCGTAGTTCGGTCGGTAGCGGCGCCGGTTGTGGACGATCTTGCAGCAGCGCCGGCAGCAGAAGATCATGCGGCGAGCACGGCCGTCGGGGCGTTGGTAGACCAGGTTCGTACAGCTCGGGTTGCGGCACGGCGTCGGTGTCGTGGGCAGCATTGTGACTACGTTTGACCTTTCGTCGTGGTCGGGGAGAGAGCGGGAAC